AGTTTATTCTCCTGCTAATGTATATCAAAAAACAGAAGAGGATGGCCGCACTTCTGAGCCTCCTTTTCTTTATGAAGGCACAGCGAGAAAGGCTCGCAAGACCGTAGCCTTAGTTAGCTGGAACGACCCCAAGGATCGCTATAAAGTGAAGATTGAATACGTGGAAGACAGGCTTGGTCTGTTGCGTTATGGCTACCACGAAAAGGAAGTAAGAGCCTTTGGCACTACTTCCCAAGGGCAAGCGCAAAGGCTTGGAAGATGGTTGCTACTAACTGACCAGCTAGAAACAGAAACAGTCACTTTTAAGCTGGGCGTTGAAGGAAATTTTGTTTTGCCAGGCGAGATTATTGGCGTGGCAGATCCATCAAAAGGAGGAAAGCGCTATGGGGGGAGAGTGATTGCTTCCACTCCTTCTGGCATCACCATTGATTCTCCATTTAACTTCGATTTAGCGTCTTCCTATGAGCTTTCTGTGATGAATGCCAGTGGCGTAGTAGAAACTAAGCCGCTTCCTATGCTTTCAGGCAGCATTAGTACCATTCCATTGCTGACAAACCTAGCTGCAGATGTGGTGGTAGGGGCGCCGTGGGTGTTACAGGAAAATTCAGACGGGGTGAGGCTGTTTAGAGTGGTAGCTGTAAATGAAGACGAAGGCATCTTGACCGTGCTGGGAACATTGTATAACGAAGATAAATTTTTACAAACAGACGAGGGAACTATTTTGCAGCAAAGCATTAATTCAACGGTTCAAGGACTAGGGCTGCCAAAGGTGCAGCAATCGTCTATCGTCATAGGGGCTGCTGTGTAATGGCTAATTACGAAGCAAGTTGGGACTTTCCTCAGTATTCTGCTTATTCTATTCTGAACGTGATCAATCCAGCCGTTTGCTGGAACGCCGTGCAAAATAATCCATTTATTAAAGGGTTTGAAGTGGACTACCTTGACATGGAGGATATGCAATGGAAAAGGATCGGGGAAACCAATGTCAACTTTATTCAGTTTCCTTCTGACGTGTACGTGGGTGAGAGCCTTTATCGCATTAGAATAGCTACAATTGGAATTAATGGCCGGCGTTCTGCTTATGCTTATAGCTCTGTGACGGCATCCAGCCCATTAGTCCTTGATTTTACCTTGCCGCAAGATGTTAGATTGGCAAGCGGAAGTATTGTTCCAAATCAACGTTTTTTGTTTCTTGTAATTTGACATGGCAAATCTTTTTGGTCTTGATGCTGCTGGCAATATTGCCTATGTGAAAGCCACTGGCACCGGCACCGATGGCGACCCATATCTAGTGCAAAATGATTTGATTGCAAATTCACTGAAAAGTGCTTTTGTCTCAGCGAGTGGCAACGTGGATGTGATCACTGCAGTGAGTGGCAGCAAGTTACGCGTAATGGCGATGACTATTACTTCCTTGTCAGGCTGCACTGTAAAGTTACAAAGCGGCGCGTCAACGGATAAGACGCCTCCCTTTCACATTGGAGACAATGGCAATTTGACGCAAGCAAATAGCTTAGGGCTTTTTGAAAGTGCAGTAAGCGAAAAAATTAATGCCGTAGTAAGTGGCACAACTGTTTATACGGTGATGCTTTCTTACAGGGAAGTCGTGGTATGAGCACTTTTCTTTCCACTTCCATTATTCCTCAAATTGACCTGTACATCCTGCGTAGAGATTTTTTTGATGGGTTTAGTCTTTTGCTACAGGACAGTGACGGCTTGCCTTTTGATTTAAGCGAAGTGCAAGTGTGTGCTTCAGTGGGAAAAAGAAATTCAGATGGTTCAATATCACAAATATCTACGTTAAACGTTGAAGAACAAGAACCTCTTGATGCAGGCAGAGTGCGTCTTTGGCTTTCCTCGTCGCAAACTGCTGCTATTTGGGACGCTTATGGTGGAACAACGTCCGTTGGCGGGACATTTTTCCCCTCTGCCTATGCGGCAGGTGAGTCTTCACTTTTGTCTTCCCCATTGACCTGGGACGTTCGCATTGAGAAAAAAGAAGAATTGGCTAATTTAGTAAGCGTCTCTGGGGGTACCTTCATTTCGCAAATCAATCATGGACTAGGAGCTACAGAGCGTGTCATTTTTCAAGATACCGCGCAATCGTCCATTAATTACAATGGCACAAGCGCTCGCATTTATAGCAATTTAACTAGCATTACTTATGCGCCGCCATATTCTTTTACCATTGCTTCCCTTTCAGGCATAACTGACGCCGCTATTGGCGGAAGTGTTTATAGACTGAAGCAAGATACTATTGTTGCCGGCGCCATTGTTGTTGGTACCACTCTCTCCAACTGTTTTCCCTGACTCATGGCTGAATTAAAAGAAGGCGTAGCGGTTGTCACAGTAGGGCGCACTGCTCCTATTCCTCCTGGCCCACAACTGGCCAAGGATAGCCTTCCTGTGGTCATTGCCAGCGATCAGGAAGCAGTGCCTGTCGCGGTGCAGAACCAGCAGATTAGCGAAGTGAGCTTAAGTTTGCTTGGCATTCCTCGCGCAGAAGTGGCGCTTGGTATTTTCGCTGATGTTACCACTTATGACATCAACCCAAATGAATGGCAAGATGAAGGTACTGGCACTGTCACTCATATTGCATCCGAAAGCGCAGCAAAAGTAAGCCTTGGCACTGCAGTTACTAATGCTTATGAAATTTTAAGCAGTAAGCGTTTCTTCCGTTATCAGCCCGGTCGTGTTAGTGCTGCTACGTTTGGAGTGAGAACCATTACGAGCACTGATATTACCGACATCAAGAAGTTTGGAGCATTTGATAAGCGTGATGGTTATTACGTTGAAGTGCAAGGCGGCGGACAAACATCTATTGCAGACAAAGAATTTAATTTGTATTGCGTGAGGCGAACAAGCGCCCTTGAAAGCGATGAAAGTGGCATTCGCAATCCAAATATAGCCGATGGAGATCGTGGCACCGCTGGCACTGATTTAGTTATTGTCCGCGCAGGCCTTACTTATATTCACGCTGCTTTGTTTGATCGCAGCTTGCAAGGAAGTGGTGTCAACATTGGAGGCAATGCTTCCTCTGATGGAGCCGCAACTGTTTCTTCTTCCTTCTTGACAGTTCCCACTGACTATCGTTACACCTATGAATACAGAGTGCCACGCAAATACTTCAGCCATGATCGCTTAGACGGCCAAGACCGCACACAGTATTATTCTGATCGCACTCCAGGACGCTCAAGCTTTACCGTCAGCATCAGCGGTTCTGTTGGCTCTCCTAATGTCACTTATGGCAATGGTACGGCCGTGGTAGATGAAAATGATGATATAGTAACTCGTCAAAGCGTTTGGGACATTGACCTTTCAAAAGTGACAATGTTCAAAACAGAATATAGTTGGTACGGTGCTGTTGGCGGACATTTTCTTGCTTATGTTCCCGATTCAACGACGGCAGGCGAAGCTCGCTGGGTAAGGATGCACCACATTCGTGCCTCTAATCAACTCACAAGTCCTAGCCTTGCTAATCCTACGCTGCCAATTAGCTATTTAGTCCAAAAGGCAAGTAGCGGCAACGAGAATTCAGTGTATAAATATGGCGCGTCTTACTACATTGATGGCGGTGACAAAGGAACCATTACTGCTCGTTCTCAAAGCAATTCTGCAGATCGTTCAATCACTACAAGTGGAAGTACGTTGATAGCTCTTCGCACCAAGAGCACCATCAATTCTGTCCGTAATCGTATGCAAGTGTATCCTACTCGCCTAGGAATTGGCACTGACGCACGCGCAACAGTGAAGCTCATCAAAAATCCAACAACGGTTTCCGGGGCGCCTTCTTTTACTTCGGCCGATACATTGAGTCCAATTGAATTTACAACCAGTTCTGGAATTAGCACCGTTTCTGGCGGCACCACTGTGGCCACATTTTTCGTTGGCGCTGGTGGAGTAGATATTGATTTGGCTCCTTATTTTGGCTACAACAAAGACTATCTTTCCTATCCATTGACAGCCCTCACTGGCGACACTCTTTATGTTTTTGCGCAATCAGCTTCTGGCACTGTCAATATAAGCGCTGCTTTGACGTGGGAAGAGCAGGTGTAAGGAGACTGGCCCATGACTAGCTCGTATCAAGACGACATCGAAAACTATTACCAAATTGCGGAAGATGCTGATCCTGCTAGATCGGAAGACATTAGCGCTGATTTAATTGATTTAGCCACTGGACAACCGCTTATTGATCCCGACACACAAGAACAACTTACTGGCATCACGGAGGAAACAATAGTTCTTGTTTCTGCAGGTAAGTGTACGCCAGTAGTTGTCACCAACAACGCTAAAAGCCCTGCGCTTGTAAATCCTATCAATGCCCAACAGAGTGAAGTAGATACAAGCTTGCTTGGTATTCCACGCTCTGAAACCGCCTTAAGTTTGTTCAGTGCAGTTAACATTTACGGAGTGAATACAAAAGAATGGGCCAGCGGGCCGAGTGTTGGTGCCGCCTACAACTATTACAGAGACCCTGCTGAGTGGACTTTTGACGGAGACTATGGCTATTACTGGCGCCATTTGCCAACCGAAAGTGCCATTCAGGCTTATGCCTTTCCTCCTCCAGAGAGCTTCACTTATCCTTCGGACGATGGATCAGGGAGATTTCCTGGCGGCTATACAAATGGCGTGATTGGCCTTTACTGGGAAAGCCGTCGCACTTTTCGTTATCAGCCCGGTCGCGTCACGGGGTTTACCATGGGCGTGCGAATGTCCACTGAAACCAATGCTGAAGGCGAAATTATTCAATGGGGATGCAGAAATGCTTATGGTGATGGTTATTATTTTCAGCTAGAAAAAGGAAGCAATTTATACATTGTTCGCACCTCTCCTGACCTAGGCACGTTAAAAGTGGCTAGGGAAGATTGGAATGGCGACAAGCTTTTGGTGGGACAAGGCCGTACTGGCTGGGGTCTTGATTTGTCCAAGGTGACAATGTTCAAAATTGAATTTAGCTGGTACGGTGCCGTTGGTGCTAGCTTTTTGGCTTATGTGCCAGATGGCAATGGTGAGGCCAGGTGGGTGAGGCTTCATCG